TGGGGGCATTTTAAATGGCCATTCAAGAAACTATTAAAGACCCGGAAGGTATTAAAGAAGTTAACTCCATAAAAGTCTCAAACGAGCTTAAGGATTTTGTTAGCCAGGTGAACGCAGATATTGAAGAGGCCAAGACCGACAGATCAACTTGGGAGAACAGGCAAGACGTTTGGGAGAAAAAGAGGTATGGTGTAAGGCCGCCAAAGTCTTTCCCTTGGCCAGGGGCGGCTAACTTTGTTCTTCCTCAAATAGATTCTGACATAAATCGTCTTAAGCCAGCATACATAAATCTTGCTTTTGGCATCACTCCTATAGTCAATTTTATTCCTTACGGACCCGAGGATGTGGAACCAGCCAAGAAAAGAGAATGCCTGTTTGATTGGCGGGTAAATACTCAGGTTAAGCTTTTTACTCCATATTGTCTTGGGGTCGATTATGCCCTAAGCCGTGGATTTACCGTATTTGAGATTGGATGGAAATTTGAGACAAGGAAGTACACTAAGTTTCTTGATCTTTCTGAGGTAGACGAAGAGATTTTAAGCGCTTTCTTCATGCCTGAGGTAAATGATGATACTTTGTTTTGGATTATCGCCGAAGAGGTTCGCTGTGACATGGCATTCCAAGAAAACGCCGACGAGATAAAAAGAGTTGTCGAGGAATTTAGAGCGGGTGAGACAAAGTTTGAAATGACTTTCGTGGAAAAGTCCGAGAATAGGGTTGAGGTGATAGCCCTGGACCCAAGGGATGAGATATTCTTTCCTACGTGGGTTCGCAATCTCCAAGAGTCGCCATTCATCGAACGCCGTTTTTGGACAACCAAGAATGAAATATTAAGGCGCATGGAGGATGGCAAATACGAGAAATACAACGAGACGACAGTTTCCTCTTGGTCCCACCGATACGCCGGGTATACGACATCCCAATCAATAAAGAATTTAAGAGACGGAACATCGTTTAGAGAACGCGGTGACGATGACATTCTTCTTAAAAAAGTCTCCACTTGGTATGACATAGACGGTGACGGAATCCTAGAAAAAGTAATGACCGTTTACCCGGACTCAGACCCGGAGAGCATTTTAAGCTTTATTGAAGTGCCTTACGATCACGGAATGTTCCCTTATGTGGCGGTAAGAAGGGAATTAAACGACGCTCCAATATTGTCATCAAGAGGGCTACCGGCCCTTGACGATGATTTCCAGACAGGCATTTCAACCCTATTCAACCAAGACATTGACGCCGGAACGATAGCCACAACACCGACCGTTATTTCAAGAAAGAACAGCGTCAAGAACCTTAAAAATCTTAAATATGTTCCGGGTCTTAATGTCGAGACAGAAAATGGTGTAGCTGATTATACGATTCAGCAGTTCCCGAACGTCGGCCAAGCCCATCGCTTTGCTTCGATGCAATACCTTAAGGCGTGGGCCAACGACAGGATTGGAAACATAACCGCCGCAATCTCTCAAGCCAACAACCCATCTGGAGTCGGACAGCTTGGACAAAAGACAGCGAAAGAAGTTCAAGCTATAGAGTCTAGCTCAAGCCAGCTTCAATCAATGGATTTGCTAGTTTGGCAGATGCAGATGGCGGAGGTTTATTTCCAAATAGATTCTTTGTATGACCAATTTGGAGATGAAGAGGAATACGTCGCTATTACAGGCGAGCAACCTATGAAGGTTACAAGAAAAGAGGTTCAAGGCCGATTCAATCGCGTTCCTAACGGACGGCTTGATAACTCAAACGCTGTCTTAAGAGCTAACAAAGCTTTTTCAGTCATGCAGATATTTAGGGGTGACCCGGACATAGATCAAGTGGAGCTTAAGCGTTGGTATCTATCTGAGGTGGACGACAAGATGGCTAGGCGTCTTTTGATTTCTCCCAAACAAAAAATGCAAATGGCCCAACAGGCAGAGAAGCAAAAGGCCGATGCCGTAAGGCTTCAGGTAGGACTTAAGCGAGCTGGGAACCTCATAGACCTTGAAAAGGAGATAGCTCTTGCCCAAATACAAGGCAAAAAATACGCCAAAGACTAAAGAGGCCAACGCGGTAAAGCACAAACCTAAGAAGAGGCTTCGAGTTGATATTGAGATTGAAGAAAAGATAGCGGCCTGCGGACGAAGGGAGCTTGCGGAAATTGTTTATATTGGTGAGCTTGTCGAGAGAGTCCTTAAAGGCGAGTTTGGTTCAGTTTTGAGAGCGCTTCTTAAAGGCCGTTCGGCTATGGAACTGGCCGAGTCTAGGATTAAGAGTGATATAAACCCTGATAGGTATTTGGGGCGATTGGACGCTTACGAAAGGATTTTAGAGGATTTGGAACAGTATGTTATCGACAAAGACAACGCCTCATCAAAGATTATCAAGGACTCAGAAAAGAATACTTCTGAAATCCAAACAGCCCCGGAAGTGGGGGAAGGTTTTTTAAGTGATAATTAAAAGTTTTCCGGCGATGACCTCACAAGTCATAAAACTGGCGGGTGACTCAACACCTAAAACTGTGGAATGCCGGAGAGGGCGTCTTGCGGCCCATATAAACGCATGGCATGGAGGATTTAAAAATGGCAGTCATTGATAAATCAGAAGATAAACAGGCAGTTCAAACGGCAGTTGAAGAACAGCGAGAGCTTGAGGACAAATTTCTCAAGCAAATAACAGGAAAAGAAGATACCGAAAAAAAAGAAGAAGAAAAGCCGTCCAAGGAAGAGGAGAAAGAGGAGAACGAAGAACCCTCTGAGGCCGAAGAAACGAAGGCTGACGAGACCGAGACCGAGGAAGAGCAAGAGACCGAAGCCGAGGAAGAAGAAAAGCCGGATTCAGCCCAAAGGCGTATTAACGAGTTAACGGCTGAGAAAAGGCGTCTTGAGTCTGAGATCAATAAACTTAAGGCGACGGCCCCTTCCGGCGAAACAGACCCGGATATGGCTAGGCTTTCAAAGATGAACCAAGAACAGCTTAAGAATCTTAAGCGAGAGGTGATGATCGCTTGGAAGTCTGAGGAAGACCCCGGAAAATCGGCTAGGCTTCTTGAGCTTGGCGAGAAAGTCGATGAGGCGATTCAGACTCTACCAAAAAGGTTTTATCAGTCTCAGCTTTCAAACTATCTTGAGGCGGTCAAAGCTACTTCAGAGGAGTTTGGTGAGAAATTTACAAAGGATTCTCAGAAAAAGATTTTCGATAAGGCGAATATCATATTTGAGAAATATCCAGCTCTCCAAAAGTCTGAAGACGGACAGGCAATCGCTTGGAATCAGGCGGTTGATTGGTTCAAAGAAGTCTCTTCTTTCGGTAAGACGCGCGTTAAGTCTGTGGAGCTTGAGCGGGAGAACAACAAGCTTAAGAAGAAAATCTCCATAGACTCGGCGGTATCTAAAGGCGCACAGAAGTCATCTGAAAACGAGCGTCTTTTCCAGAAAGCTAAGTCTGGCGACAAGAGGGCTGAAATAGAATTTTTTAAGAACGAACTCGGCCTCTAGCTTTCGCTGTTTTAAGACTCCGTTAACGGAGGGAATACAAGATGGCATCTACACAAGTAAATACCTACTTCGCGAAGGGCAATCGCGAAGGATTGGTCAATAGGGTTGCTGACCTTTTCGCTGATGATGTGCCTTTCATGGCTATGGCTGAGAAAGCCCCATGCTCTAACACAAAGCATGAATGGCAGTCTGACGCTTTGGCCTCAATCAGCAAAACAGGTTCAGTCGAAGGAAGCACCATAAGCTACGCTCAGGCGGCGACGAGAACGCGTCACCAAAACTACTGCGTTATTAAGCAGAGGAATTGGGACATCACGTTTTCTCAGCTTGCTATGACGGTCGCGGGCGTTCCAGATCAAGACGCGCGCGAAGCAAGAAAGGCCATGAAGTCTCTTATGAGGGATTTTGAGGCTATTTTCTTGAATACCGCGAACTCATCTGCCGGAACCACGTCGGCGGCTCGTATGGCCAAAGGCTTGCAAAAAGCCATTGTTACCAATACGGCGGTTGGAACCGGGGCAGGAAACTCTGCCAACATTCAGTTGACAGAGGACAACGTGAACCTTCTCATGCAGAAGATTTGGAATCAGGGCGGCGACCCGAAGATTCTTTTCTGCGGCGGCCACAACAAGCGCGTTATTTCCAAGAAGTTCTCGGCTAAAACCGGGTTTACTTGGAATATCGAAGCTTCCGCGAGGAAGGCCATCGCGAACGTCAACCAGTATGAGGGTTCATTCGGAACGGCTGAAGTTGTTCCTACCAGACAGCACATGGTAAGGAGAATTAGCATTGTGACGCCTGAGCTTATTAAGATCGCAATTTACCGCGATATTAAGAAGTATGACGGCGCTCAGGTTGGTTCCATGAAGCGTTCTTGGGTAGAAGGTGAAATGACCTTGGAATATGGCAACGAAAAAGGTCATGCCAAGCACAGCTACCTTAAGAGCGGGGGGACAATAGCGTAAATCCTTTAAGGATTTCAGTTTTGCGGCTTTCTGCAAAAAAGCCGCACTTTTAAAGGAGTTCTCATGGATGATGTTTTGGTAAGCGGGTATGAAAAGCTGACTGACTCAGGAATTACGGTTGTCGAGAAAAAATCTCTTATGGAAGAAATAAGAGAGGAAGCGACACGAAGAATCCTGTCCCGCGGTGAGTATCGGGGCGTCATGCAGTTTATCGAAAAGCTTTCAGAAGAATCCCTTATTGTCTGGCTCGAATACTTCCCAAAGATATGCCAAGAATTGAGTCTTGTGAACCACGAAAAGATGAAGATTCTTAAAGAGATAAGCACTAAAGGAAAATTTACAGAGTCTTACGGTTGGTCTGAGGATGGTAACTGGAAGTTTTCTTATGAATACACACCTGAGTTTTATTTCTTCATAAGAAATTATGTCTATACGAAGTTTTTTGACAAAGAAAACAAACCCATCATGCATCAATTCATGAAGAGAATTATGCGCGGTGATGACGCCATTGAAACTCTAATGTGGGCTAAAAAGATTTATGGATCGAACAAACAAGATAATCCTGTTGTTTACGGAGGCGGACGTGGGGCTAACGCTTAAGAAACTCTCAAAAAGAGACATTGACCCAAAGACAATATTTAATAACCGATTTGTCACTGAAGTATGCGAAAACGTCCATTTTCACTATCGGAACTTGAGAATAATTCTTTCGATGCCGGACTTTGTGAATATCGCAAAAGGCTGTTCTGACTCTCTTAAGAGGTTGGAAATGATGGAGCTTGAATCCCCGGATGAGAAGAAGCACGTTGAACTTTGCCGTAAAGAGGTCGCATCTGAGCCATTGGGTTCAGATGATATTCAAGTCAATCTTAACGAGAACTTATATAACAGGCATGAGGAAAGGATATTTTCAGAAGGGGCTAATTTTAATGAACCAATTTATATTCATCTTAAAATCAGGGACTTAAGAATTGAAATGAGCCTTGATGATTTTGAGAAGCTCCATGAGGCGGTGACGGAAGCCAAAAAAAACATGGGGGTATCAGTTGGAGTCTAACCCAAAAATTTTGGTTATAGTGCCTTGTTACAAAAGACCGGAATACACGGCCAAGTGCATCAAAGCACTTGAGGAGGCGCAAGACTATGAAAATGTCACGTTTAAGCTTATTGATGATGGCTCTAAGGATGGCACAGCGGAAATACTCCATGCCTCTGGATTTATTCATAAGCTTGTTATTATCAATGATGTTAATGTTGGCCTTCGCTCTGTTCTTATTGACTGTTTTAACGATTCAAAAGAATACGATTATATTCTAAAGATAGATAACGATTGTGTTGTCCCAAAGAATTGGTTGAATGAGATAATTGAGTTTCTTCAGTCTGGTTGGGTTGATATTGTCTCACCGAACATATACCCCTCTAACGCCGC